TATCATGTTCAGCGCAGAGTTGATCAGTTATTTCTTTTAGAAAAATTTTTCTATTGACTCTTAGGATATTTGAAAAATCCCTATCAGCATATAAAGGATCTAAGAAGACACTCTTTCCTTTCTTCATAACTTTTCCGTCTTCACTATACGCAACACCAACTCTCTCTGGTTCATATAATGCGCCTGTGCTGTTGTAATAACACAGTTCTTGCATCATCAACTTTGTTTCGTCTTGAGTATAAAAATTGTCCAGTATGATTACAGGCAACTGTCCTACATATTCAATTCGTGCTTCGATTCCGCTCATACATATTCAATCCATCCAGTCATCATATATTTTACTCCACTTAGAGGCGGATTGCCTCTGTGTGGATGTGTCCATGCGGCAGGCCATATTACAAGTCTGCCGGTCTTTGGTTGTACTCTTCTTTTTTGATATAAAAACTCAGTCTCACCACCAGTCTCAACATCATTCAAGTAAACACTATAAACGCCTATTCTTTTCGAAGTCTCAGGTGTACCTGCCTCACAGTGCCAAACATGATAACCTTCTCCTGGTAAAGTCTTCTGCACTTTAAAAGACAATACTGAATGACTGCTTAACTCATTTAAAATTCCAAAATGCGAACTGTAGTGTTTGTATGCTTCGCCCCAGAATCTATCATTAAATTCATGTATTAATTGACCTAAATTGTCAAAAGTAAATAATCTACTATTATCATCATGTGAATTATAAGAGATAGTTACCGATTCATCCTTTTTATTCAATCCGTGTCTTGATTCATCATTACCACGGCCCCATGTTCGATTGCGTTGTCTCTGCCATTCAAAATAATCAATCAAGTTTTGACACGCTTCTTCTGATAAAAATTCATCGTAAACACCGATAAAATCTTCATGATCTACATCACAAGACATTTTTTACCTCCAATCTGGACCTGTGAACCACGCAACTAATGAATATCTCTGTCCTTTCGTGACAGGCAATACTCTATGCAGAAGAAACGAAGGAAAACAAACAAGTAAACCCTTTTCTTTTTGCATATTTGTTATATTACCGCAAGGCGACAGTTGAAGTTCTCCGCCTTCGTAATCTTCAGGATCAGACAATTGTACGACAGCTGAGAACTTTCTTTGATGACATATATCATTGCGTTCTAGACTATTGGATCTAGTGTACATGTCCCAATGCCACGTATAATGTGAATAGTCATCTTCATAACGTGTAAATTGCAATGTGTGACAGTACTCAATGTCAAAACCATGAAGTTCATTATTCAAATTATAAGCACAACCGTTTATTCGATCAAATATCCATGAGTTATCATCGTCACGATTAATCCACGAAATAGTACTCTTTCGAATCTCCTCATTGTCCGACATACTAAAATTATCTCCCGTCAACGCTTCAACGGTCGGTAAACTTTTTCCATATTCAATAATAGAAGCAACTTCTTCATCATTAAATATTTTACTCCATTGTGACCAACCACATTTTTGTTTTACCGAATGCATAATACTCATATTTTATTCACCTAATTTTTATTTAAACAACTTCAGGATCAGTTACCGTACCCGTTGTGCCGACAAGTCCAGAGACATTGTTAACAAGAATCTCTTGTAACTCCCATTCATGATGAGGAGCGATACACCTTACCGTATAATCCAAATGAACACTGAAAGGAATATCTTCGAATGTTGCATACACTGGATTATTGTTTGCATCAAGAATTTGTTCCGGTTGCTTGTACACCAAACGGGTGTTTAATTCAAACGGAGAAAGACTTGCATCTTCTGGTGTCCATTTAATGATCAAATGACCAGTTTGAACATCTACTCCCTTTACCTCATATGTATAGTTAAAATGTTTAGACATTATGTTTGCTCCTATTGTCTATTCCAAGATATGGTTAATGAACCGCCGCCAGAGGCGCTTGCTTTAGGCACTGCATAAGCATAGTCGGTTCTATATTGTACTTTTAATGAAGGATTGGTTGTGCTGTTTTGGTTACCCGAACCTCCCGGATTTCCAAGCGTTCTCCCAGTGCCGTTATTTCCTTGCTCGCCTGCTGCTCCGTCATTACCGGGTTGTCCGGCTCTTTGAGCAGCAGGAGTTGTACCGGCAGAACCTGCTTGACCTGTATTGAAGTTGCCGCCTGTTCCAGAAGTACCTACATTTCCTTGTGCGCCTGTTGCGCCTGTGTTGCCTTGACTGCCTACTGATCCAGCACTACCAGGTTGTCCAGCACCAGGACTAGCCCCGCCTGCTCCGCTGGGTGCTGCTCCTGTAATGTTTCCAGAATTTGAATTACCCGGACTACCGGCGTTACCTTGAACTGGACTGTTAACTGAACCGTAACCGCCGCCACCGCCACCGCCGGATCCTGAATGCGTTGCTGCGTTTCCTGCACCGCCTGAATCGCCGACACCGCCTGCACTACCGAAATTTCCCGGATTTCCCGTTCCATTATTTCCGTCATTTCCTGGTTGACCCGCTGCGCCACCGCCACCGCCGTTACCGTTGTTCCCTGGATTTCCGTCATTCCCTGGATTACCTGCTGCGCCTGCGTTTCCTCTGTTGCCACGAGTGCCTGTGCCGCTATTCACATTGAAGAAAGAAACAGCTGCACCTGGTTGTCCTAGTGCTCCTTGATTTCCAGCTGCTCCGGCATTACCGGCATTTCCTGCCGTAGCGCCTGTTCCTTGAGCGCCTGTGTTACCTGGATTGGCACTGTTACCAGTAGTTGCGCCTGTTCCCGGATTGCCTTTACCTAGACCGTTGTTTAACCAGTTTGCAGAATTTGGTTGAACTTGAGAACCAGATTGACCTGGATTTCCCGGTTGCCCTGCTTGTCCTGACCATTGTGCGTTGGGTATAGTTGGATAAGTTGGTTGCCATGCTCCTCCTCCGGCACCGCCGCCGCCACCGACAGAACCATAAGGTTGCGAAGGGAAAATCTGACCGTTCGACTCGCCGCCGTTGCCGCCGGCACCACCGTAAGAAGCGCCTAACTCTGCCGGTGCTGGCGCAGGACCTCCAGTGACCGGAAACAATCCGCCAGAGCCGGTGTTTTGCTGGATTGCGAGAGGCCATTGAAAAGTCATTTGGGTTTGCCACCATCCTGGTTGACCGGACGCGCCAGTTTGACCGGGAAATCCTGTACCGCCGGTACCACCGGCCGTCTCTACAGAAGTAAATTGGGCAACATTTAATGCGCCACCGCCACCGCCATTTCCCACGGTATTATTAGTAAATGCATCACCGCCTGCGCCGCCTGCACCACCTTGACCTCGCGTACCTGCACTGCCGGCAAAACCCGCAACACCCGGATTCCCTGCTTGTCCGCCGTTACCGTTGTTCCCTGAATTTCCCGGATCACCGGGATTACCTGCTGCGCCTGCGTTTCCTCTTTGACCATTATTTCCGTCATTTCCCGGATTACCCGGATTGCCGGTCACTGAGGTTGCATTCACGCCTATTCGTGTGATACCAAACGGCAACTTTAAATTTCCAGATTGATCAGCACCGTTTACTGGACTTGAAGAATAGGATATGGAACCCGCGTTACGAATACTTCGTTTTAAATTGACTATTCCTAACATCAGTAAAATCCTTTCTCAGATTAAAGTGACGTAACAAATTGTACTATGTTATCTTTACCCACACAGATACAGTCTTTGTTTAAAAGAGCATCACGGTATGTGAGTACAACTGTATCCAAAGGTTCAGCAATGACGGTGTTTGTTTCTGCCAAAGCAGTAACAAATGATGTTGTCAACCATGTAGCATACTGAATAGCAGTTGTTTCGTTATATGCAGTATTCATTGCTGGATTAATATTTTTACGCATAAGAGCATTCTTTACATGAAAAACATCAGAAGGCTCTGTAGCGCCGGCGTTGTGATAAAGTCTAAATTGCGATTTCATTTTAAATCTCCTAAATTTAAAATTGGTATTAAGCTGTGTTTGCCATTACAAACGAACCGTACCATGTAGTGCCGCCGTCAACAGTCCAAAAAGAGAGTACATCTTTCTGGTTCGCGCCGGTTGAGAGAACAGGATGTTCACCATCAGTATACTTAGCGAGACCTACATCACCACTAGCATATGACAGTGTTCTGTTTCCTGTTGCATCTTGATTGACGATCAACATACAAGAGAAAAATTGTCCACTCGGGGGATCATTCGAAAAGTTAACAGTACATCCAGTGCTGTTTAATGTGATTTCGTGAACAGTGGCGGTATTAAGATCGAGAGTAAAGGATGAGCCAGCTGTACCATCTTCATTATATGTATTCAGGAACTTTTTATTGTTGTCAATTACGGTAGTGCCGCTTACTTGAATCGCCATCTTCATTCCTCCTTATATAAGTGAACTAGGCTTGTATATATAATAGTAGACACAGAATGTGTTTTCTGTTATACTTTATTTATACTATTCCTATTCTTGGTGAGGTGAAAAATTGAAAATTTGTTTTGTTGATACGCTTGGTCTCTGTTATGACGGAAGCACATTATCAAAACGCGGCCTCGGTGGTTCCGAATCTGCTCTCATATTCATGTCAAAAGAGTTGCACAAACTTGGTTTTGATGTAACTGTCTTCAATGATTGTATCAGTGACGATGCAAGTCCTGGTACTTATGACGGTGTTCTCTATCGTTCTCTGCATGACATTGAACAATACAAAGGTCAGTTTGATATCTACATTGCCTCTAGATCGGTAGTTTCATTTGCACCGAATGAAATGAAGAGTCGCTTCAAATGGTCTGAATCACTGCCAAATCTTGAAAGTGTTGCAATGTCAGCGAAACATCGTGTGTTATGGATGCATGATACATTTTGTGACGGTGACGATCTGATTGAAGACTTTATTCTGCAAGGTCGCATTCATGAAATCTTTACACTCACGGACTGGCACACAACATATGTAACGAACTGCGATCACGGAAAACGCAGAAACTTCGACATACTCAAGAAACATATTTTCCAAACACGGAACGGTATTCAACTCTATCATGATTTCGTAGACGTTAGTAAGAAAGATCCTAATCTGTTTGTCTATAATGCATCAGTCACAAAAGGTATGATACCTCTTGTAGAAAAAGTATGGCCGCAAGTCAAACAAAATCTACCTGATGCAAAACTGAAAGTCATTGGTGGATTTTATCGTTTTCGTTCATCACATGGTCCTGATCAACAAGAGATGGACTGGCGTAGAATGGTTGATGATCCAATTCACAGACAACGCGACATTGAATTTACTGGTATTATTTCTCAAAAAGAAATTGCGGATATTCTTCGTGATGCATCTTTCATGTTATATCCTGCTGCATTTCCAGAAACATTCGGCATCTCAACGCTTGAATCATTAGCATATAATACACCTTTGATAACGTGTAGGTTCGGTGCATTGGAAGAAACCGCAATCGACATGGCGTGTTACAAAATTCCGTATCCTGTTGAAAAGAACTGGTCACTGCCTTGGTTGAGTGAAGATCAACAGGTTCAAAATTTTGTGCGTGAAACAATTCATGCATATAATAACAAGTACTTGACCCAACAAAAAATGTATGCGTGTAATCAGGTAAAAGATATATGCACATGGGATACAGTTGCACTACAATGGAAACAACACTTCTATAAATTGATGGGTGATTTCTTACCTATCGATGAATACAGAAACGTGACCTATATCAATCACAAAGTGCATCGTATTTTTGGCCGTAGAACAATGAATTATGAAGAAGCCGTGATTAGAAAAGAAAAGGAAAATAAATTCTGTATCATCACACCTGTTTATAATGCAGAGAATTACATTGATAAATGTATTAAGTCTGTCGCATCACAAGACTATGAAAATTATCAGATGTATATCATTGATGATTGTTCTACTGATAAAACTGTTGATGTCGTTATCGACACGATAAAGGAACTTGGAATCAAGAACAAGTTTACATTATTGCGTAACGGTAATAATAAAGGCGCAGTATATAATCAGATAAATTCTATCAAACAATTTTGTGAACCTGATTCAATCGTTATGTTATTAGACGGTGATGACTGGTTGGCAAACAATCCAAATATCTTCAACATGTATAACAACACCTATAATCGTGGTGCAGAGTACACTTACGGTAGTTGTTGGTCACTTGTTGATAATATTCCACTGATTGCACAACCATACCCGCCTGAAGTAAAGGCGAATAAATCATATCGTCAACACAAATTTAATTGGAACTTTCCTTACCCACACTTGAGAACATTCAAAGCGTCTCTTGCTTTGGACTTGGATGAGTCATTGTTCAAAGACGAAAACGGTGAATGGTATCGTGCCGGCGGTGATGTCGCAACATTCTATAACATCATTGAACAGGCTGATCCGAGTAAGGTTGTATGCGTTCCAGAGATCGTCTACATGTATAATGATACCAACCCTATCAATGATTACAAAGTAAACGGCACAGAACAGAATGACAATGCAGCGAAAATATTAGGAGAGAAAGTGGAAAAAGTTGATGATAAAGTTTTGAATGATCTACGAAAACTAGGTCAAATGGATTTATTACCACCAGAACATAAAAATTATCTACGTGAAATGTCGAACACATCAAAACCCAAAATCATCTATGATATAGGTGCTTGTGTGATGCACTGGACAAACGCTGCAAAGAATGCGTGGCCTGACAGTGAGATTATTGCGTTTGAGGCAATGGACGAATGTGCTACATTATATAAAGAAAAGGGTATGAGATATAATTGTGGACTTCTTGGTGCTGAAGACGGAAAGGAAATAGATTTCTATCAGAATCTAGAGTTTCCAGGGGGTAACTCATACTACAGAGAGAATATTAATGTCAACAAAGAAGCGCATGTTTATTTTCCTGATCAATGCGCGATAAAAAAACGTATATCTAGACTTGATACAGTTGTTAAAAACAAAAACTTTCCTGCACCTGATATGATTAAAATGGATGTTCAAGGTGCAGAATTAGATATATTGAAGGGATGCGGTGATTTACTGAAAACCTGCAATGATTTAATACTTGAATTGCCTAATGATAATGTTGAATATAATGTTGGCGCACCAAAAAAGAACGAGGTGATTGAGTGGTTAGAGAAAGAAGGATTTCAACTTGTAAAACATTTCAGTCCGTCTCCTTATGATGCTGATTATCATTTTACTCGAAAGGTAAATGCAATCGAAACAACACATGATAATCGGACTGAACGTAAGAAAAGAATATTAATTGGTGTACCTACAGCTCGATATGTTGAGACAGAGACAATGAAGTCAATATACGATATGATCGTGCCTGAAGGATACGAAACGGAATTACAATTCTTCTATGGTTATCAGATTGACCAGATTCGAAACTTGATTGCTGATTGGATGGTGAACGGTCCTTATGACTATCTTCTTTCAATTGACAGTGACATTATTTTTCCAAAAGATACACTGATCAAAATGATTAATCATGATAAAGATTTGATCTCAGGTATGTACAGACAACGTTTGCCAGATAAAGTTATCGAACTATATGACCTGAATCAAGTGAACATTCCGTATGATAATGTACCGCGAGATCAATTGATTGAGATTGGGGGATGCGGATTTGGTTGCGTTTTAATTAAGAAGCATGTGTTCCAAACAATCGGATATCCTCAGTTTGAATATCGATCAGCACTCAAAATGGCCGACACTTTCAGTGAAGATGTTGATTTCTGTAAAAAAGCAAAAGAACGAGGATTCAAGATGTTCGCAGATACAAGCATTAAGTGTGGGCACAAAGGTACCCACATTTTTGAGGTCGATTAACTATTAGGATCAACCGGCCAAGTAATTGTATCTGGGAATTCTGCTTGTTGTGGTACATCTCGTAATTCTTGTCGGTAAGTAGCCATTTCTGACGACAAAGTGAGATCGGTGAGAGCGTATTTGTCTGTCTCTTCAAGCAAATTGTCTCTACGTGCTCTATGATAATCGGATTTTTCTTGAGTGGTCCAATCAGTCACGGACCATTCGGTACCTGTCCAATTCAGATATTGAAACTGCGTAACAGTTGGTTTATCCGCTACTGATGTGTAACCAGCATCTGCAATTTCTTCCGCAGTATATGTGGTTTTATCTGTTCTTGTGGTACCATCAGATAACCGAATACGGTTTGGTAATTCTTTTGGGTATTCTCCGTTTTTTGTATATAAAGACATTGTTTATTCCGTTTAATTAATTTATACATCCGCCGTATTAGTTGAGGGGAATGAACGACCAGTTCCCCAAATAATTCTTACAGCACCATCTCCACCAGAACCATATTCGCCGAGAGTGTTATCGGCACCACCGCCGCCACCACCATATGCTCCACCGTCAGCGGCCACACCAGCGCCGCCTTGAGTCGCAGCACTACCGCCAGAACCACCGCCTCCAGGACCACCATCAGCGCCACCATATGTTCCAGCTGCTCCATTAGATCCTTCGCCATAGATTCCAGTACCGCCACCGGCGCCGCCGGCATCAGATGAACCACCAGCACCGCCACCGCCTCCGCCACCGCCAGATCCTGCACTGCCAGCAGTGTTTGGAGTACCACCGGCACCGCCATCACCGGAATAACCGCCAGCACCACCGGCACCTATAACATCTGATCCTCCGGAGGCTGCGCCGCCACTACCACCGCCAGCATTACCGCCATTACCACCGCCATCACCAGTATATGAACCACCGTCACCGCCAAGAGTAGTACCGCTTATGGTGGCGCCAGTTCCGCCAAATCCACAAACAGTGCCTGTACTGATAAAATAACTATCACCGCCATCAGACGCATCAACTGCACTTCCACCAGCACCACCACTGCCGACTACTACAGTATAAGATTGTCCAGGAGTTACAGATATATTATTTTTATATCCAAGACCACCACCGCCGCCACCTGCGCCTCCTTGAGTTCCGAAGAGCTCGCCGCCTTTCACTCCACCGCCACCACCGCCAATGCAAACTACGCAGACAGATGTGACGCCAGCTGGAACTGTCCAACTGGTTGAGCCAGTAGTTGTAAATTCTACTTGACCAGGGTCCGCTTCTACGAAACCTGGCCAATTATTTACCTTTTCAGCAGTGTATTGTTCTTGTAATGTCCAAACACCGCTGGCTACGGAAGAAGTTGGATCGTTATCCGGACCAATTATTCGTCCATTACTCATAAAAAATATCCTTTACGATATATCCAGATAGAATGCAGAGAGAGACTGTCTACCGGTGTCATTAGATGTTATAGTATGAGAGGCAGTTGACCCAGAACTATACATAATATATCCCGTGGTTAGAGTAGTACCTACAGTTTCTAATGTAGCACCAGACCAAGTCATCGAAGGAGTTTGATTGGGTCGTCCAGTTAAAAACGCAAGAGCTATAGAAGGCGATGTTCCAGTAGCACTAAGACTTACACTGAGAGCAGATGGTCCTTTGTCATTAACAAACCCGCTAGTAGAAAAACTCGTCAAACTCGCCCCAGCATTTGGTCTAAAAATAGCTATTTGATTTGAATATCCTTCAGAAGCGCTAGGAGTTACACTTAGAGTAGATCCAGGATCACCAGATTCTAGTATTTTCGCGTAAACATACATTCTTGGATACTCTAAATTATCTCCATTTCCTACATATGTCCATCCTGATGGTGTTGTTTGTGTTACGGTCTCGAAATCTGCTGCATAAGCAGCAATTGCCAAATCGCCGACCTGTGCGCTAGACGATATTGTACAATCAAAAGAAGCTGCAGCTGTTCCTGTCGCTGCACTGGTGAGGTCTACAAAAGTTAATGATGTGAGAGAAATGTCTGGAATATTATTTAATGTCCAAATACCACTGATGGTGCTAGTTGCTCCAATTAATCCTCCAGGGTTTTTGTCATAAAAATTGGTCATATTAACTAATTTCTTCGTAACTCACTACAGCTTCTAAATCTCCTGCAACACTTGCTACAGCACGAATTAAATCATTTTCTTCAAGATAAATTGCCGTGTCTTTTGCGATTACAACTAAACTTGCATCTGCTGGTACAGATACAGTATTTACTATTTTATATGCTGTTGTAGCATTATCAAAAAACTCTACAGTCACATCCGCTGCATTTGTTCCGTCAACGTTTGAAACAATCAGCGAATTAACTTTAAAGACTTTACCAGAGGCAGAGGGGTTGCTGACAATAGTTGTGTTTGTAGCTGCGATAGCAACACCTTCTGTTTTACCTGTAATTGTCGCAACGTTGACTATATTTGGCGCTGCCATTTATTTTCTCCTATTATCCAAAAACAATTGCCATGGCGATGGCTTTACCTGTTGTAACACCTGCACCGGCTGATCCGGTGTAACCTAAAACACCTTGAGATCCGTCAAAACCTGTAGTACCCGTATCACCTTTAGAACCGGTATAACCCTGTGATCCAGTATAACCGATTACACCTTGATCACCCTTAGAACCGGTGTAACCCTGTGATCCAGTATAACCAATGACACCTTGATCACCTTTTGATCCAGTATATCCTTGTGATCCATTAAATCCTGTAGTACCTGTATCGCCTTTAGAACCGGTGTAACCTTGCGAACCAGTATAACCTAAGTCTCCTTCAAAGACCCATTTACTACCGTCCCATCTCCATATACTTGAACCTACTGTATGAGTATCATTAAGAGTTGGTGAATTTGGAAAATTAATCGCCATTTATTCTATCCTGTAATTCTTCTATTTTATCACTCATCTCTTGTATTGACTTAATTAAGAAAGGAATGATTTGCGTGTAAGAAACTGATTTGATGCCTTCGTTTTCATGAACGATTTCAGGTAAAATCTTTTCAATTTCTTGTGCGATAACACCGTTACTCTTTAGGTCTGTGTCTATCCAATTAAAGGTAACAGGATTCAGTTTGTGTATAATCTGCAAACCGTTTTCAATTGTATTTATATTTTTCTTCAGTGAGGCATCAGATGTAGAGTTGAAGTTTGTTGTTTGCAGTGTACCTGTTGAGGCATTATATATCAACTTGGTCGATGTTGCCTTTGCAGTACTATCTGAACCAACGGCCGCGACCATAACAGGATACAACGAAGTTGTTGTAGTATCATTTGTTGCATTGATTGTTCCGTTATCACCTGCACCTGCTGATCCAGTGTAACCAATGACAGTCGATGCTGATCCGGTAAAACCAGTTCCTGTATCACCCTTAGAACCGGTATAACCCTGTGATCCATTGTAACCAATGACGCCTTGGTCGCCTTTAGAACCGGTGTAACCCTGTGATCCAGTGTAACCAATGACACCTTGATCACCTTTTGATCCAGTATATCCTTGAGAACCATTATAACCAATTACGCCTTGGTCGCCTTTAGAACCAGTGTATCCAATAACGCCTTGTTGACCAGCAGCAACTACCCATTGAGAACTCGTTCCGTCATTATAGTACACACTGAGCATGCCATCATCAGAATCGAACCAGAGATCACCGCTTGCAGGTGAAGACGGTGCTGCGTCTTGTATTGTAATTGCGAAGGCATCACCTTTTGATCCAGTGAAACCTTGAGACCCGTTGAAACCAGTCGTTCCTGTATCACCTTTTGATCCAGTATAACCTTGAGAACCATTATAACCAATGACACCTTGGTCGCCTTTAGAACCAGTGTAACCCTGTGATCCAGTGTAACCTATGACACCTTGGTCGCCTTTAGAACCAGTGTAACCCTGACTACCTGTATAACCAATGACACCTTGATCACCTTTGGATCCAGTGTAACCAATGACACCTTGATCACCTTTAGAGCCGGTATATCCTTGTGATCCATTATAACCGATTATACCTTGTGATCCAGTATATCCAATGTCACCTTTGTCGCCTGTTCTTGCGAATGTAATAATAATATCTTCGCCGTTTGTAAATGATGCAGCTGAACCACTTACATAAGCGCAATTGACAATAAAGTATCCTGTCTGTTCGCTGATACTACTAATCGTGAACAATGCAAAATCATCAGCATTAAACTTGTTACTGATTCTAAAGTGTCCTTTGATCGTACTTGTACTATCATCAATAGTTCGTAAGAATGTTTGTATATCAGTTGCGGCATCGTCCGTATCATCAATATACATTTGAGTAGCGGAAGATACCGTAGCGTTGTTAAGACGCAATGTACCCGCACCAGGATCAGCGTTGGTTGTAGTTGTGTTAAAGGTATAATCGAATGTGGCGCCACCGAAATTACCATCGTTGCCTTTCGATCCAGTATAACCCTGTGATCCATCGAAACCTGTTGCGCCTCTAGAACCGGTGTACCCTTGTGATCCAGTATAACCGATATCGCCTTTGGATCCGGTGTAACCTTGTGAACCATTATAACCTTGAGAACCGGTATATCCGATTACGCCTCTAGAACCGGTATAACCCTGTGATCCAGTGTAACCTATGACACCTTGGTCGCCTTTAGAACCAGTGTAACCCTGTGATCCATTAAATCCTGTAGCACCTCTAGAGCCGGTGTAACCTTGTGAACCAGTGTAACCTTGTGAACCAGTCCAACCTTGTGATCCATTATAACCAATGACACCTTGATCACCTTTAGAGCCGGTATATCCTTGTGAACCAGTATAACCCCGTGATCCATTGTATCCGATTATACCTTGTGATCCAGTATAGCCTGTATCGCCTTTATCACCAGTACGAGCAAATGTTATAATGATGTCTTCAGCATCGGAGAATGATGCCGCGCTGCCAGAAACATAACCACAGTTAACAATAAAGTATCCCGTCTGTTCACTAATACTGCTGATAGTAAATATCGCAAAGTCATCAGAATTAAATTTATTACTAATTCTGAAATGACCTTTGATTGTACTTGTGCTGTCATCTATTGTTCTGAGGAAAGTTTGTATATCGGTCGCATTGTCATCGGTATCATCGATATACATTTGAGTAGCCAATGAGACAGTTGCATTATTAAGTCTTATTGTGCCGGCACCAGGATCAGCATTTGTAGTTGTTGTGCTGAAAGTGTAATCAAATGTTGCACCACCAAAATTACCGTCATTACCTTTCGAACCAGTGTAACCCTGTGATCCATTAAATCCTGTAACACCTCTAGAACCAGTGTAACCTTGCGATCCAGTGTAACCCTGTGATCCATTGTAACCTTGCGATCCATTGTAACCTTGTGAACCGGTGTATCCTATAACACCCTGATCGCCTTTAGAACCGGTGTAACCCTGCGATCCAGTCCAACCTTGAGACCCGTTGAAACCTGTAGTACCCGTGTCACCTTTTGATCCAGTATAACCTTGTGATCCTGTAAATCCTGTAGCACCTCTAGAACCAGTGTAACCTTGTGAACCATTATAACCTTGAGAACCGGTATATCCTTGGCTGCCGGTGTAACCTTGCGATCCAGTCCACCCCTGAGAACCGGTAAATCCAGTTGCGCCTCTAGAACCTGTGTAACCTATGTCACCTTTATCGCCAGTTCTAGCAAAAGTAATAATGATATCTTCGGCATTGGTGAATGATGTCGCACTACCACTTACATATGCACAGTTGACGGTGAAATAACCTGTGTTTTCTGTAATACTGCTAATAGTAAAAAGAGCAAAGTCACTTGCGTCTAATCTGTTACTAACACGGAAATGACCTTTGATTGTTGATGTTGAATCATCAATCGTTCTTAAAAATTGTTGTATGTCTGTTGCGTTATCATCAGTATCGTCAATATACATTGCAGTCGCAAGACTAACATCAGCATTATTAAAACGTAATGTGCCTGCACCAGGATCAGCGTTGGTTGTAGGTATAATCAAATGTGGCGCCACCAAAGTTACCATCATTACCTTGAGAACCTGTATAACCCTGCGAACCATCAAATCCAGTTGCGCCTCTAGAACCGGTATAACCTTGACTGCCTGTATAACCTCTAGAACCAGTGTAACCCTGTGATCCATTAAATCCTGTAGCACCTCTAGAACCAGTGTAACCTTGTGAGCCGGTATATCCTTGACTACCGGTGTAACCTTTAGATCCATTGTACCCTTGAGAACCGGTATAACCTCTAAATCCGCGAGAACCGTCATAACCTTGAGAACCGGTATAACCAATTACAGTTGATGCTGATCCAGAGTAACCAATTGTTCCTCTAGAACCCGTGAAACCTGTGATAGCACTATCAAAGCTGGCAATTACACTTGCTGAAGAAGAAAAACTTGTTACTGATCCTGACAAATAGGTAGCATTAAACTGAAAATATCCAGACAATTCAGTAACGCTTGTCACTTCAAACAAAACAAAATTAGATGGTGTTGCCTCTTCAGCAACCCTGAAATAAGAACCTGCGCCAATTGTTCTCAACGATGCTTGTATATCAACTAAACCGGTTGTAACATCATCAATATACATTACAGTAGCACTACTAATAGTGCCGTTGTTAAACTTTAATTGGCCATTACCAGGGTCTTGTGTGTTTGTATTGGTACTGAAAGTATATTCAAAAGAAAAACCACCATAAGCACCGTCTGCCCCAGCAGAACCAGTAAAACCCGTTGTTCCTTGAGAACCAGTGTAACCTTGTGAGCCGGTATATCCTGAGACAAATGAATTGTTTACCCAAGACGTTCCGTTCCAGACAAATGTTTTACCATTTGCGGAATATGTGTCGTTTAAACTGGGATTACTTGGAAAATCTAATGCTGCCATTTATTGGTTCTCTTCTT